ATCAATAGCAGAACCGCTATTTCCTACAACACCATTAGCAACATCAAAATAAGCAAAGTGATTGCTCCACATTTGAATGGCTATCCAATTCGTAGAACCTGCTTTAGCATAGATTGAAGTTGTATGTACACCACTAATAGATACTCCTTGTTGTAGTCTTGCCGTGCTTGTTGATGCAGTTGCCTCAAGCAACCAAGCATCACTACCTCCGTTTCTATCCGATTGACTACCTGTAATAGATGATTGAGATGTAGACCAAGTAGTATC